ATCAATGGCATGGAAAGATCGTGCATTGATTCTACTAAATGCTGTCATGTCATTCATGTTATTCGTGAGTCTTTTGAGGTATGTGTTCTAAGTGATTGATTTTTATCCGCAAAAAAATGTGAAAAAATCGAAAAAAAGTGCAAAAAAGTGTTGACTCTCCTGCCCACTGTGGTATTATAGGTGTGTTGATTGAGAGAGAGATTGATTATGAATTTGAATGACATGATGAAGATTGCGGAGCGTGGACATGAGTTCATCGCTTACATGAAAGATTTCTACGGTGTAGAGCGCGGTATCTACTGCGAATTAGCATTCACTGAAGAAGAGATTGTTGAGGGTATCAACCAATACTTCAAGAATGAGCAAGCATTGAAAGATGTTATGAAGTATGGTGCTGATACTGTTGATCGTGAAGCAGTCCGTGATATTATTTTGATGATGAGAGGAGAAGCATAATGTTTTTGATTTCTACACAGTGTTATGAGGACTACGGTTATCGCGTAAAGGCAAAGGGTGGTCGTGACATCCTTGTTGAGGGTACGATTGATGATGCCCGTGTGGTTGCTGATTTGATCGCTGATGAGATGGAGCATATCCTCGGCATCGGTGAGGTAGCAGACGACTATGAGTCTGATTTTGTCAAGTCCCAGAAAGAGTATGCTTCTTGGGACACCATTTACCTCGACGATGTTGTCCGTAAGGGCAAGAGTGGTGAATACTTCTTGAAGCGTGGTTACATTGTCGGAGAAACTTTCGACTCCCCGTTGGCAGGTAAGTTCTGCGGTTGGGTTGACAATCTCAACACTGGTAAGTGTGTTCTCAAAATCGAGGACACGGTGAGAACCCCTATTACTGAGGAGGCGGCATAATGAGAGTTGACAATCAAGAGATTCTGAACACGCTGAAAGATGCGGTTCAGTTTCTGGATTCTTCTGAGATCGCACAGACCAATGTTGGTATCAGTGCGTATGGTAAGGCATTGCGTATTCAGCGTCTGATCAATGCGATGGAAGCAGAGATGGCAGAAGAGGATGCCTATTGGGATCAGATGGCAGAAAGCATGGGTTATTTAACATGATACAGTTTGTTTTGGGAATGATCATCGGAGCAGTATTTCGTGAGGAGATACTGCACGTGGTCGATTTAATTGTGACAAAGGTGCAAGCATTATGAAACAGGTACTCATAGCAGTTGGGATAGCAACCCTATTAGCAGGGTGTTCGTCCAATCCGTTTTCGGAAAAGACGACAGTGAATATTGAGAAGGGCGAAGTCAACGTTGTCCCGAAATGGTTCGTGACACCGCCAGACGATTCTGAAGATCGTTTGTATGCTGTTGGTACAGCACTATCAAATGATATGCAGTTCTCTATGGACAAGGCATTGCATTCTGCCAAGATTACCTTGGGGGATAAGATGGTGTCGAAAGCATCAGCAGAGACTCGTGCATTCGTAGAGGACAACTCTAAGAAGGGTCTTAGTCTGACTACTCGACAGACCACGAAGGTGTCGAAGTCTGGGTTCAAGAAAGTTGATGTATCCAAATACGTCATTGAGAAGAAAGAAGTGACTCTTGAAGACAAGAACTTTCGTACCTATCTTTTGATGAGTCTGAATCCTCTTGACCGTGAACATGGTGAAGATGGTGACAAATCAATAGATGGTAACGAGAAAACTAGGGCAGAGACTGCACTGGAAACTCTCTGATGTTTGGATCTGTTGGTTGGGTTCTCCTTCTACTAACTTGGTGGTGGATGTTTGAATTTGTCTGGGGTACTGAAGTAAGACCAGACTGTCCTGCTCCCCCACCAATCGAAGAAACTATTTGTCTGCCACCAGAGAACACATTTGTGGTGACAACCTTTGAGGAGAGTATGTGCAAGATTGGCACAGAAGAGACTGTAACTTATCGCAAGGTTGAGCGTGTGCAGTACGAAAAGGACAACCCAATTAACTAATGCCAGTGTGGTGTAGTGGTAACACGACGGTCTCCAAAACCGCAAACTGAGGTTCGATTCCTTGCACTGGTGCCATATAAATAAACTGTCTCGATGGATAGGAACTGATGCACGTAAGATTAGGTAGATACGAAAACGAGGACGACTTTGATGATTTTAAGCGCGATACAAGCATCGTTATACACAACTACGATACTTGGAGCATGGATCATACGTTGGCACTGATCATTGTGCCGATGCTCAAGCAACTCAAAAAAACGAAACAAGGTGCTCCAAATGTGGATTGCATTGATGTTCCTATGAGACTGCAACCAAAGCAGATGGATGTTGTTCGGTATCGTGAGAATGGCGAGACTGATGAGAACTTCTTCAAGCGTTGGGATTATGTCATGGATGAGATGATTTGGGCATTTGAGCAGATCATAGATGACGACGATGAAGAGCAGTTCTACAGTGGAGAGCACGATATCAAGTGGATTCCTGTTGATGAGGAAGGAAACGAAATTGCAGAGAAAGATGCTGAGTACCACAGAATGGAACGTGGTCCAAAGGATACCTTCAAGATAGACGAAGAAGGGTTGAAGAAACACCACGAAAGAATAAATAACGGCACACGACTATTCGGAAAATACTATAGGAGTCTATGGGACTAATGTCACAAGCAATACTAGAACTAAAATTAAAACTGCAAAAGGTATGGTTAAAACTGCTCAAGGCAGAGGTAAAACACAAGGCAAACAAAGTTGAGAAGTGGGAAAAGAAAGTCATCGAACTTGAATTGATCATGGCGAAACTTAATAAGTGAGATAGAAAATTATCATGGGATTGATAAATATCGAAGGTATCTAAAAATGAAAGAAGGCGTATGCGTTCCCGCAGTTACATTCAAGACGCGAGTCAGAGACGAATCCATTGGGGGAGACAATCCTTTCAAGTGGCAAGATTTGACGACAAAGGACATTTTTTTGGGTCAGCGAGTGGTGGTGTTTTCCCTACCCGGTGCGTTTACACCCACCTGTTCTACCTATCAAGTCCCGAGGTTTGAAGAACTGTATGATAAGATTCGTGAGTATAATATCGACGAGATCTACGTTATATCAGTCAACGACACTTTCGTTATGCGTAAGTGGTTGTTAGATCAAAATGTATGCAAGGTAAAGTTTATTCCAGACGGTAATGGCGAGTTCACACGACAAATGGGAATGCTTGTTGACAAGAGCAATCTTGGGTTTGGTGGTCGCTCTTGGCGTTATGCTATGGTTGTAGACAATGGCAAGATTGAAAAGTGGTTTGAAGAGGAAGGACGTTGCGACAACTGCGAGTCCGATCCATACGAACACACAAGACCAGAAAATATTTTGGAGTACCTAAGTGAAGCACAAAAACTCAAGTAGTTGGACAGTCAAGGTAGAAGAGGATCAGTTTGGTGATCTCTTCCTACCACTTCCTGATGACATGCTAAAAAAACTTGACTGGAAGGAAGGCGATATGTTACAATGGATAGATAATGGTAACGGGACTTATAGTCTTGTTAAGGGTCAATATGATAGCGACAGTGGAGTTGAAGGTAAACTATGACAAGAGATGAAATGAAAGCGGCACTCGCAAAGGGTGTCTGCACTGTGATATTTGAGAAACTTGATGGCACAGAGCGCACTATGAAATGCACTACTAACCTAGAATATGTTCCAGAAGAAGCACAACCACGCACATCACGCGATGGAAGTGATCGTGTTATTGCGGCATACGATGTCACGCTCGCAGGTTGGCGTTCGTTCAGAGTGGAGTCAGTGAAAGAGTTTACAGTATGAGTCTGGAAGATATTCAAGACGACGAAGTGCAGTCTGCAATGAACTCGGATGGCACTTGGAACAAAGCACAAGGCGGTACTGAGTTGATGAACAAGGCACTGTACGAGCGAGTCGATAATGACTTGCTCGATCAGTTCAATATCATCAAGTCGCGTGTGCGCGAAGTCTCAACAGATCAACCAAACATTCTTTGGTTGCATGATCTCTGGGCAGATCCAGAGGCACAACATCTTAGAGAACCAGAGTCGCGTGAACGATTTGCTCAGTTGATATTCGTATCTAATTGGCAATTACAATCTTACAACATGGGACTTGGTGTGCCATATAGAGGTTCTATCGTACTGAAGAATGCAATAGATCCTATCCCCCTTATCGAGAAACCGAAAGATCAGATCCGTCTAATCTATCATACAACACCACATCGTGGGTTGCAATTACTCATTCCTATAATGGAAGAACTCGCAAAGATTCATGGCGATTCGATTCACCTCGACATCTATTCCTCGTTTGAAGCATATGGATGGAAAGAGCGTGATGAACCATATCTCGATTTGTTTGAACGTGCCAAGGCACATCCACAGATGACCTATCATGGTTTCCAACCGAACGATGTTGTGCGTAAGGCATTGCAAGAAGCACACATCTTTGCGTTCCCATCGATATGGCAAGAGACCTCGTGCATCGCGGCAATCGAAGCAATGAGCGCGGGTTGTGAAATCGTGTGTCCTAATCTTGCCGCATTACCAGAGACAACAGCAGGGTTCTCGACGGGGTATCAGTACAGCGAAGACATGAACCATCATGCAAACATCTTTGCTAACGTACTGCATCAAACAATCCTTGGACACAGGGATGAGTCACAGCAGAAGAAATTGATGTTCCAGAAGAACTATATTGATAACTTCTATAACTGGGATCTAAGGGCGGCAGAGTGGACGGGTGTCTTGCAAGCACTGGTTCCAGAAAAAAAGAAAATAAAATTTAGCACAGGGGGTTGACAACCCCCTTTTTTTCGTATATACTGTGGGTATATTAAATGAGAGGAGTGCCACATGGCAACAGTCAAGAAGTATCGTAAGAAGCGTCAGATGACTCTAGAGCAAAAAGCAGCGGCAGTAGAACGTCTTGCCAAAGCACGTGAGAAACGTCTGAAAGAAAATCCACCAGAATACAAGAGTATTCATCCAACCGTTCTTGCACGAGGAGATAAAGATCCATTGAATATGAAGAACGTGAAGAAGTGGATCAAGACACAGAAAGAGTTGCTTGCGGTCGAGCGTCGAAATGTTCGTGCTAACATAAAAGGTGCTATAGCAAAAGAGTTGCAGATCCGTGGATACATTCAATCGATGGAATCCTACCTGCGTAACGGCACGTGGACTGATATGTTCTGGGGAGAGTATCAACAGAGCAGAGTTCAGAGTGTTTGTCTTGTTATGGCATATAATCCCGATGGCACACCGAAGAGATCGCATGGGACTTACTACCCAGACCTCGGTGGCATTTGGGGGGTTGACATTCACTCCGAACTAGAGTAATATATAGTACTGTAGATAAATTATATGTGAGACGCATACAATGATTTTGTTAGACCTCAATCAGGTAATGATTGCAAATCTGATGGTTCAGATTCAAGGGGGTAAAGCAGACTTACAAGAAGACTTGATTCGGCACATGGTGCTGAATAGCATTCGCCTGTATCGCCAGAAGTTTAAGGACTATGGTGAGTTGGTGATTTGTGCCGATGATAAGAACTACTGGCGTAAGGATGTTTTCCCATATTATAAAGCACACCGCAAAGAGGATCGTGAGAAGTCAGATCTCGACTGGAGACTGATCTTTGAGTGCCTCAACAAGGTGAAGGGAGAGATCAAAGAGAACTTTCCCTACAAGGTAATCCAAGTCTCTCGTGCCGAAGCAGATGATATCATCGGTACACTCACCAACAGGTTCGGTGTGTTTCTAAATAACGATGACACAGAGAAGATTCTCATCCTCTCTGGAGACAAAGACTTTGGGCAACTTCAGAAGTATGCCAATGTGGATCAGTTTAGTCCAGTGACTAAGCGATGGGTTCGCATCAATAACGCGGAACGATTCCTCAAAGAGCATATTATGAAAGGTGATCGCGGGGATGGTATTCCCAACTTCCTATCACACGATTCTTGTATCGTTGCTAAAGAGCGACAGAAACCACTGGCATCTAAAAAACTCGATTATTGGGTAGAACAGAATCCAGAAGATTTCTGTAGCACAGAGATGTTGCGTAACTATCACCGCAACAAACAGTTGGTGGATCTGACCTGTGTACCAAACAATATTAAGGATGAGGTCAACAGACAATATGATGAGTATGTCTTACCTAGTCGTAAGGGGTTACTCAACTACTTTGTCAAGAATAGACTCAAGTTATTAACCGAATGTATAGGCGAGTTCTAATGGCAAAAACATTTGATTCCATTTTCAAGCAAGTGGAGAACGCAAAGACTAAAGCAGAAAAGATTAAAATTCTGCAGGACAACAGCAGTCCACTTCTAAAACAGATTATAGGACTGACCTATGATCCTCGTGTTGTGTGGACACTTCCAGAAGGAACACCACCATATAAACCTCTGCCTGATGCGGCAGATGCAGAGATAACGATGCAGAATGCATCACGGCAGTTCTATCTGTTTATTGAAGGTAATAGTGATGCACAACGTAATCTCAAACCGATAAGACGTGAGCAGTTGTTCATTCAGTTATTGGAGAGCGTGAATCCAGATGATGTGAAAGTCCTCATTGGTATGAAGGATCGCAAACTACCTTATAAGGGGGTAACTCGCAAGTTGGTGGCAGAAGCATTTCCAAACTTAGCGAGGGATTGGTTTTAGACATGACAAGAGTTTGCTATGGGTAACGATCTTAACCCTGCCGAAGCGTTTGGCATTTTCCCTGTCCCAGTCTACTCAACAAAACTCAAAACGCTAGACTATGAAATGGTCATGAGTGCAGTAGATGAAAACGGGGGATGGCATAGGAATGAAGGAGGCAATCTGATATCAAAGAACAAGAGTGTCCTTCACATTCCGAAACTGAAACCTTTACTGGACGAAGCAAAGGCACACCTCGACAACTTTTTACATGAGGTAATGCGAATCGACGTGGACTTCCAAGTGACTCAATCGTGGGTCAATCGAAATGCAAAAGGCACTCGTCACATGGAACATACACATCGAAACAGTGTCTGGAACTGTGTGATGTTTTTGACTGACCACGACACACCCATGACTTTCCGTGATCCAAATCCGTGGAAAGATCTATGGGACTTTTCTGATCAGACGATAGACTATAACTGGGCAAACAGTAATCTGAGTCACGTCCGTCCAGAGTATGGTAAGTTTATTATCTTCCCCCACTACCTACATCACTCGGTTGGGGTAAACACAC